TAGCCACGTTATGCTACGAGGAACAGGTGCGACTTGCAGCTAAAAGAAGAAAACAGGCCGGTGTCGTTCACGAATACGCGCTCAACTTTGATGCGGCGCGAGACGAGATCCGGGGCAGACTGGCTCGCTTGCGTGCCGCAGCAGGAACAGGAGAGGTTCCTGAATGACCTGAGTGAGGTAGCGTTACTTGNACTTCCATATCTATTTGAATTTTGGGCGTTGGAACACCAGTTGCCCCCAAGCGGAGACTGGCGCACATGGGTGATCATGGGCGGAAGGGGTGCGGGCAAAACCCGGGCGGGTGCAGAATGGGTGCGCAGTGAAGTTGAGGGTGCGCGACCACTTGATCCGGGCCGTTCACAGCGGGTCGCGCTGGTGGGGGAGACCATTGAGCAGGTGCGAGAAGTGATGGTGTTTGGCGAAAGCGGCATTCTGGCCTGTTCGCCGCCGGACCGCCGACCCGAATGGCAGGCCGGGCGCAAGCGGTTGTTATGGCCCAATGGTGCGATTGCGCAGGTGTTTTCAGCCCACGAACCCGAAGGGCTGCGCGGGCCGCAGTTTGATGCAGCATGGGTGGATGAACTGGCAAAATGGAAAAAAGCTGAGATGACTTGGGACATGTTGCAGTTTGCTTTGCGACTTGGGGATAACCCGCGCCAATGCGTTACGACGACGCCAAAGAACGTGGCGGTGTTGAAATCGATCTTTGGCAACCCTTCAACGGTGACGACCCATGCACCGACGGAAGCTAACAGGGCCTACCTGGCATCGTCCTTTCTTGAAGAGGTTCGCGCACGCTATGCCGGGACAAGATTGGGGCGCCAGGAACTGGACGGGGAATTGCTGGAGGATGCGGAAGGTGCGATCTGGACCATGGCCCGGCTGGAGGCAGCAAGAGTTTCGAAAGTACCTGAATTGTCGCGGATCGTGGTTGCGATCGATCCACCTGCGACCAGTCATGAGGGGGCTGACGAATGTGGTATAATGGTTGTGGGTGCTGTGACCGATTGCGCGCCGCAGGGTTGGCGCGCAGTGGTGCTGGAAGATGCATCTGTGTCGGCGGCAAGCCCGCAGGCCTGGGCTGAGGCGGCGATCCGGGCAATGGAGCGACACGGGGCGGATCGGTTGGTGGCTGAGGTCAACCAGGGTGGCGACATGGTGGAAACGGTTATTCGACAGATTGATCCACTGGTGCCGTTTCGCGCAGTGCGCGCCACGAGGGGCAAGGTGGCACGGGCGGAACCTGTAGCGGCGCTTTATGAGCAGGGACGGGTTGGTCATGTCACTGGTCTGATGGCGCTGGAAGATCAGATGTGCCGGATGACCATGCGCGGATTTGAAGGTCGGGGGAGCCCTGACCGGGTTGATGCACTGGTGTGGGCACTGCAGGATCTGATGATAGATCCGACGGGAAAATGGCGGCAACCACAGATCCGCACGCTGGGTTAACTAAATTGAGACGCCTGTCGGCGTCAATGACAGGGCTATCTGCCCTGCCTGGCATGATTGCGCTGCGCGCGCGGATATTTATGGAAAATCGAAGTTGAGAGCGGGTGTCATGATCTGGCGGCCGGTGGAACAATGAGGAGCACGCCTGATGGTGTTAGAATTTTTGCGGGGAAAGAAGGTGGGGGCGTCTGAGCTAAAAGCGTCAGCGACAGGGCCAGTGATTTCCTATCATTCCTCTGGAAGGGTGGTGTGGAGCCCGCGTGATACGGTCAGTCTGACACGAGTTGGATTTGCGGGCAATCCGGTTGGCTTTCGATCAGTCAAGATGATTGCGGAGGCGGCATCGGCGCTGCCATTGGTGCTGCAGGACAAGGAAGTGCGGTTTGATCATCATCCGTTGCTGAGCTTGATCAGTCGCCCAAATTCAGGCCAGGCGCGGGCCGAACTGTTTGAAGCCCTTTACGGACAGTTGTTGCTATCCGGGGATGGGTAACTGGAAGCCGTTTCAGGTGGAGACGGGATGCCCGCTGAATTGCATGTTCTGCGATCTGACCGGATGAGCCTGATACCTGGTTCAGATGGCTGGCCCGTGGCCTATGAATATGCGGTTGGCGGGCGCAAGCATCGGTTTGCAGCGGGTGAAGGCGTATCGCCTATCTGCCATGTGAAATCATTTCATCCGCAGGACGATCACTATGGGCTTTCACCTATGCAGGCAGCAGCCAGTGCTGTGGATGTGCACAATGCCGCGTCATGCTGGAGCAAGGCGCTGCTGGATAATGCCGCGCGCCCGTCCGGGGCGATTGTTTATAACAGTGCGGAGGGGCAAGGTTCAATGAATCCCGATCAGTACGACCGGTTGCTGGCGGAGATGGAGAACCATCACCAGGGTGCACGCAATGCCGGGCGACCGATGCTGCTGGAGGGAGGGCTGGATTGGAAGCCCATGGGGTTTTCGCCAAGCGATATGGAGTTCCAGAAAACCAAAGAAGCAGCAGCGCGGGAAATTGCGCAGGCTTTTGGCGTGCCACCAATGTTGCTGGGCATACCGGGGGATGCGACTTATGCAAATTATCAAGAGGCAAACAGGGCGTTTTATCGCCTGACGGTTCTTCCCCTGGTGGCCAGGGTAACGGCGGCGGTGGGGTTTTGGTTGTCAGAATTTACGGGCGAGGCGATTGAGTTGAAGCCTGATTTGGATCAGGTGCCCGCGCTGTCGCTGGAGAGAGACAATCAGTGGAAACGGGTCAGCGGGGCGTCATTTCTGAGTGATGCTGAGAAGCGAAACATTCTTGGCTTGCCAAAACAGGTGGATGACGAAAGAGATTGAAATGATTGAAAAATATGGTGCACCGGAAACGAAATTTTGCCGCCTGGGGGAAGACATAAAGATAATTGATGGACAGGTGATCGAGGGCTATGCGTCCTATTTTGGCCAACGTGACAAGGGTGGCGACATTGTGCAGCCCGGTGCGTATGGAGCCTGTCTGAAAGCTTTGGCGGCCAGGGGTGGCAGCGTCAAGATGCTGTGGCAACATGATCCGGCGCAACCCATTGGTGTGTGGGAGGACGTGCGTGAAGACGACAAGGGGTTGTATGTCAAGGGTCGTTTGCTGAGCGATGTTGCCAAGGGGNGTGAAGCGATGGCGCTGATAGGGGCGGGGGCCATTGACGGCCTGTCGATCGGTTATCGCACAATTCGCGCACAAAAGAATGAGAACGGGCAACGATTGTTGTCGGAACTGGAGCTTTGGGAAGTGTCTTTGGTCACGTTTCCGATGCTTTGCAATGCCCGGGTCGGGGCCAAAGGCGTGGCGCCTACGGATGCGGCCTGGCGTGAACTGGCGGTGGTTCTAACAAACGCGCGCCATATGCTGGCGCGACCCTAGGGCCAGCGATCTAACCTTAAGACAACAGGACTGTTTTATGAACAAAACCGAGACCAAAACCTCGGCCGGGACAGGTATGTCTGATGGCCTGAGCCCGGCACATGAGTTGGAAGCCGCAATGACTGGTTTTATCCACGATCTCAAAGGCTTTCAGAACGAAATTAAATCTAGTTTGAAACAACAGGAAGAGCGACTGACTATGCTTGATCGGAAATCTGTAACATTGGGTCGTCCGGCCCTGTCCACTTCTGCTGATGCCGAAGCCCCGCATCAAAAGGCGTTTGAGGCCTATGTGCGTTCTGGTGATGATGACGCCCTGCGCGGCCTTACACTGGAAGGCAAAGCGATGAACACCGCGGTTGCCGGGGATGGTGGTTATCTGGTGGATCCACAAACCGCAGACGCAGTGAATTCAGTATTGCTTTCAACTGCGTCACTGCGCCAGATCGCCAATGTGGTGAATGTAGATGCAACCTCTTACGACGTGCTGATCGACCACACGGATCTGGGATCAGGCTGGGCCGATGAAACAACAGCAACCGGGGAAACGGTAACGCCGCAGATCGAACGCATTTCGATCCCGCTTTACGAATTGTCAGCCTTGCCAAAGGCCAGCCAGCGCCTGCTGGATGACAGTGCGTTTGACATCGAAGGTTGGCTTGCAAGCCGTATTGCGGACAAGTTCGCACATGCCGAAGCGTCTGCGTTTGTCAGTGGTGACGGTGTGGACAAGCCAACAGGCATCATGACACATACACAGGTGGATGACAGCGCCTGGGCCTGGGGTTCGCTTGGGTATATTCCAACAGGCGTGGACGGTGATTTCGGATCCGCTGCCCGGATTGTCGAACTGGTTTACGCACTTGGGGCGCAGTATCCTGCCAATGCTTCGTTTGTAATGAACT